AAAGGTTTTTTATGAAGATTTAGGATATTTGATCCATAACCACTTCCCTTTTCATACAAGTAAGATCCAACAATGCTACCAGTAACTACAGGAGTAAAGTTAAAAGTGCCAGTAAAACTTGATCCATAAGATACATTTATATTAACCTGTATTTCTGGATATTTAAAGGTATGTTGCCCACTACCAGAAGATAGAATAGTAACATACTTATTCTTAACAAGATTATCTGTAAAAGTTGCTCCTACTCCAACATCAATGAGTTTAAAACTATCAGAATCTACAGAGTATACTGAATATTGTTTTTCGGTTGATAGTCCAACAATTGAAGTTCCGCTTGTTGAATAAGATACAAGATCACCAGAAGAAAATCCATGATTTTTGTAGTTAATTGTATTATATTGTGTTGATATTCCAGAAGAAGGAACTCTTAATTTACGATACTCATATCCAGAACCACCTTCTAATACTTTGATACTTCTTAAAGTATTTTTTGAAATTGTTCTAAATTTGTGTATGCCACTGAAAGTTGTTGAGGTTGAAAAACCAATAGTGTTAATTCCAGCAATATAATCAGAAGTAGTATTATATAATTTAATAGATCTGGTATTAACAAACTTTGCTACATACTGATCTCCACTAACCAGAGTACCAGTTGGAGTGTTTGTAATGTCTGCATAAGATCCAATCAATAATGGATTATTTCCATTTTGGTTGTAAATGATTGTCTCACCATCATAAAAATTATGATCAGTTAAGAATGTAATAGTTTCATCTGTAAGGTCTACACCGCCACCTATACTGAGAGCTCTACTATCAAATTCAACTTCTCTAAATCTTTCTCCCATAATTGGTTGCAGCACGCAACCAGATCCATTTCCACCAGTTAGTGATAATGAAAGTACATTATCAATGTCAAAGTCTTGTGGGTCAACAAAGACTTCCTTTACACTACCACTAATAATTGGATCAACTAAGGCAGTAACTCCAGCACCAGTTGAAATAACAATCTGAGGAGGATTTATTATGTCATAATCATTTCCACCATTAAGAACCTCAAATTCTTCTATTGGACCATAATAAATTTTATCTGTTGATTCTGGATTATTGATTTCAACACCATCAATTAAAATTCCAATATGATTACCAACAGAATCAATAGTTCTTTTTACAATTTTAGTGCTTGTTGTATTTTGTGGAAACTTTCTAAGTATTTTATTTGGTGATATAACCCTATTTTTATGTTTTCTTAGAGTAAATCTGTGATAACCAGAGTTATTATTTTCTCCAAATACTACATACTCATTTCCACTTAAAAGAGACTTTGATGCATATAGTCTGATTTGATTGGTTGCAATCAATTTAACATAATATTCAAATCCAGAAGTTAAACCAGAAAGTGGTTGATTTTCCGCAGTATAAACTACAACATCACCATCAATAAATTTAACATTATTTGAGAATTTTATAATAGAGTATGCCTGAATTACAGGATTATAATCTCCAAGATAAGTTGTTGATCCAACAGGTATAGAAGACTCTATTAATTCTTCATCAATATCGTAAGATGGTAATGAATTTGATGCTACATATCCATCTCCATTATCATTATGATAAACATTTAAAATATCAGAAACATAGACATTGTTTCCATCAAGAAGACTAACATTAGAACTTGTTGATTTATTTAATTTTCTGCGTATATCATATGACTGTGTTGGATTTGGTGTAAATCCAGATATGTTGCTTAGGACAATCTGATTTAATGATGTATTAATTTGAGAAACAACTGCATCAGAAGATGCAACTATGTTACTATATCCAACAAGGATATCAACAGTATCACCCTCTTTTAGACTAGATTTGTCAATATCGCTAAGTAAAGTAAATGTTGAACCTGTAATTGATGATACACTTTGTCTTGTGCTTGTGTTATAGATCCAACTATTGGAGAATACTTCTTTATATGTCTTATTTTCTGCTGGATTTTCTACAATTTCTCCAAGATTTTTAACCGTTATTTCTTCTCCCTCATCAACCAAAGAAATTTCTTCAATTTGCTGGAATTCTGAAATAACACCTGTTATGCGAAGATCAACTCTTTTAGTGATATCTCCATTTTCATATCCATAAACAGTTTCATCGGATCTAATATCATCTCCCAGAGATATTTTAGAAGTTATTCCACTACAACCAAAAAACTGATTGATAGATTTGGATGTATATTTAATGGTATTATTACCTGAGATCAGAGTTCCGGAAGAATCAAAACCAATAGTAGAATCAACTGTAATTATTGAACTTCCAGAAGAAACATCCTCTATTACTTTTGACTTCCCTGAAATATTAAAAAATCCTTCAATCAAATCTCTTTCATTATAACCAACAAATAATTCAAGTCTATAATAAGTTTCATCTTCTCTTGTAAAAATTTCAACATTAGAGACAGAAGCATTAGTGTTTATGTCTGTTGACTTAAATATAGTCTGTCCTTCTAAGGCAAGTGGATTGCCAGATATAGATTTTGCTGAAATAATCTCCCTTCTTATGTAATCAGCAGATGATGCTTTAACTAGTCTATTTTCTAAATCTATAACAGAAGATTCTACACCATAAAGAACCTTAAAGAGGATTTTTACAGACTCTGCGATTCCTTTTGATTGATAAAAATTTCTAGCGTGCTTGATAAAGTTTCCAACATTTAGATCTGAAACGAAATCACTATTCTCTAATCCAGGTGTAAAAGTATATTTTAATTTCTTATAAAATTCTTGTAAAAATGTAACACTTAAATTTGTAACAGTCGCACCCGAAGTATGACTTTCTTGTGAAGATGTTGAGAATACTAAAGATTGTTTATTTACATTGTCAACAAAATCTGAGGCAGAAATATTATCATACCCAGTAATTCCACTGAATCCACGAATACAACCAGTGAATGTGGTTGCTGTTAGACCAGTATAAGTGATAATTTCATCATCAATTTTTAAAAGACCATATTCTGATGGGAATCCCTTTGTAGAGGCAACTGTTATAACAGTGTCAGAAGAAGAGATATTATTAGAGAGTACAGTTGATCCTACAACAACCTCAGGAACAAGGTTGTCGAGTTTTAGATACTGATCTAAATTTTCAGCAATATCAACATTTCCACCCTGAAATTCTTGGGAGATGTAGTATTGTTTGAAAAAATCTATCGCTTTTGGAAAATCTGAAACTATAAACTCTGGAAGTTGGCTCTCAATAATCTTATTGATCTGCACTCTCTTCTCAAAATCTGACATATTTTACTTCCTCTCGATTTCTCCGTTGGAATAACTTGAAGTATAGTAATCTCTTGTAAAGGTAACTCCGGAGATATCCTCTCCAGAAGAAATCACATCTTTAATCATATTTATCTTACTATTCGAAACATTAAAACTTAAATACAAATCTTTAAGTCCTACAATATCATTTGAATCTGGGAATGCTTGAACTTCAATAATATTATTGTCAGCAACAGTTGAAGTGATATTAATTGTATTAACTAAAATTTCACCTTTGGTATAATCAATCGTTCCAATTGATTTTAGGATAACCTGATTTTGACCCTTCTCATTCTGCTTAATTACACTTAAAAGACCTTTACCACTTCCATCTAAATCACCATTTAAATCCTTATTAGGAACATCTGTAAAGTAAACAATATCGCTAGAACCTTGTACTCTAAATCCTGTACTTTTTATATTGTATCCTTTTGGATTAATATGGAAACGATTTCCAAAACATAATTCATATTGTGCATACTGATTTACAAGAGCCTTCATATCTCTTCTAATTATTACTTTTGTAATATTAGAAGTAATTGCAGAATCAACTCTGTCAATCAATTGAACTACTTTACTATACTTAAATCTTCCACCAAACTTATTCATATCAACATTCTTAGAATATTCTGTTAGAGAAGATATAATTGAAGTTTTTAGATTATCAACACTAGAAACCTGGTTTGAATTGTAATAAACAGAAGAATCAATCTCAACATAAAGAATTTTGAGATCAATTATTTTTTGATTAATACCTGCAATTGAATATTGTTTTAAATTTGATAGAATGTTTTGTTTGTCAAAGTCAGAGACATATGTTCCATTTTTTGGTTTAATGCTAATTTGAACTGTGCCATACTGAGGTGGAGACAGTTCTTCACCACCGACAACGGACACAGACTCAGTATTAGGATATATTGATTGAATAATCGCCTCATAATCGCGTGATGTTACTGCGCGATATTGTGCAGAATAAAGTCTTGGAGCAAAATATTTTATAGATGACAGTGGTTCAATTTCACCACCATTCGATGATTTGTTAATTGTATTAACTGTAATGGGTCCAGAAGGAATCACTCTAATATTTGATGCATCTACAAAGTTACCCTGGAAGTCAAAGTTTGATGCACCATTTCCTCTTTCACCATCAGTGATAATGTACTTTGCAGTAATCACTGCATTGTTTTCTAATTTCTTACCAAAATATCCATCACCAAATAGAAGTTCATATTTTTCATCTTGAACTTCTTGAATGAGATAGATTTCAGAATTTTTATTAATTCTTAAAATATTATCAACTTTATAATACTCTCTACCTAAACCACTATCATTAATTCCCTTCACATAAACAACTAAAGTCGATGTATCAATATTTGGGTTTTCAAGAATAAATCTTTGATCCTGAGATTGGTCAACAGTCCATTGTTTTGTTAATAGACTTCCTTGATAAACAGAAACAGGTGCTGCTGATGAACCAAATCTTGCTATACCGTTAGTTACAGTTGTTGTAATATTTTCGGAAATCGAGAATCTATAAGAGGTATTATCAAACGATCCTACGCACACCAGACCCGCTTGTAGAGTGAGAAAAGGACTTGTGGTGTTAGTAGGTACTTCGAAGGTGATAGACGCCTTAGAGGCGGTTTTAGAGCGGGGTACATAACCAATATTTCTTGCCAGAGATACAACATTTTCTCTTAAAGTTGCAGAATCCAAGAAGGATTCGTTCACAACCATATTCGAGTTGAATGCAGTAATGTAAGTGTTATACGCTAAGGTATCAATCAGAACCGAAAAGTTAGATCCCTCAAAATCAAAATCCGTGAAATTTGAATTTGCACGGAGATAATCTTTAATTTGAGTTTTGATCTGATCGAAATCTAGATTTGTAAATTGTGTAAAAGGCATTTTATCTTGTTGCCTCTAGTAAGAATGAGAATTGTTGTGTTGGGAAATCTTGCCCAATGATATCAAAAATTATAGTCACTTCAAATGTATTATCATCTGGTCTTGGATCAACTTCAACAATTACATTATCAACTCTATCCTCAAAATTATTAATTGTTGTTTTAATTTGATCTTCAATTACTGATGCAGAACCATAATCAACAAATTCAAATAAACTTCTACGAACATCAGATCCCAACAGTGGATTAAAAAATCTTTCTGTTGGGATAGTTTCTACTAAATTACGAACAGATCTAGTAATTGCTCTTTCATTCACCAAGACAGGTAGATCTTTTGTCACAGGATGTGGATCAAAAGATAAACTAATATCCTTAAATGCTCTGGATATTCGTGTGACTGCCATTGATAAGGTAGATTTTCTTGTCTTTATTTATACCTAGTGCCAGGGAGATCCATAGTTTGGCTCAGTACCATAGTCCCAATCATCATAATCATCATCATTGCGAATTTTTTCGTGCAACTCAGTTTGTTTTTTAAGATCATGATGAGGTGCATGGTCATGCATTACCTCTTGAATCACTCTTTTTGGTTGTTCTGAATCATAATCAGTCACCAATTTTGTGGTTCCCCACATTGAATACATGTAATTTTTGTCTCTATCGACAGGTAAATTAGACATTTTAGCTCCTGTTTTAATCTAATAAAACAGAACTTTTATAAAGGAGGTTGCTATCTCCTTATTTCTATTTAACGATCGACTTCTCGTAGTGAATATGAGTCTGAATTTAAGTATTTTAAAATTTCTAAGGCAATTAATCGTGGATTTCCTTCTCCACAAGTGTATACATCTACTGCCAAGCACCCATTTTCAGGCCAAGTGTGGCATGAAACATGACTTTCTGCAAGTGCAATGACAACTGTACACCCCTGTGGTATAAAACAGTGTGAAAAAGTGTTCAAAATCGTCATTTTGGCACGATTGATGCCTTTAATCATTGCATTTTGAAGTGATTCTACATCATTAATCGCTTCAAAATCAACATCATACACCTCTAGGAGCAGGTGCTTGCCCATGGAATATTGTTTCAACTCAACTTTGGAAAAAAATTATTTATTCCTAATTTTTTGAACCATTTCATAGTCTTTTTCCAAGATTTTCTTCAAATATTCATTGTCCCACAGATCATAATAATTTGTTTTTGCTAAAATAGACCTCATTTTGGATAAAAATTCAGCATCTTGATATAAAATGAGGTTATATTTGCCATTATTTGTCTGCACATTATTAATGAAACTAGGATCATCTCTAAAGTCATCAAAAAATTTATATTTTGGATACTTTTTGTTCAGTTCATCAATTTTTCGGAGTGCATATTCCGTGTCTAAGTCATCTTCAACTACAAAAATAACGACACCAAACTCTTGATCAAGAGGTTTAATGTCGTTAATTGAACATTTTACGATTTTATAAGTGTTTGCCTTAGAAAATGGACAAATCGAATGACCTTTAAGATCTGGGTGAGATTTTTGAATGGTCTGAATCCAGTTCTCAAGGTCTTTCATCATCCTTTACCTTGTCCTCTGTACTTTTTACGAGCACCATTGCGAGAAGACGCGGCGTATTTAGTTCCCATACCATCGCCTTGACGAGACTTCTTAGGAGGACCAGGAATATAAGAAGTCCTTTTATTCAAACCACCACTAGATTTTGCAGCCATTGTTTAATTCTCCAAATAAATTTCAGTTTCAAGTTCGCTTGGGTTTGGAGAACCTGTCTGATAGAACTGTATCGACAGATCCTCCATAGTGTCGAAGTATTCTTCCTCTGTAAGATTCTGATAAATTTTCCGACCCTTACAGAGAATATTATACCGCTCTTTTGTCATTTTTAGATGATTCTTGACTTTTCGTGACCGACGCGAATGCGAGGATCACACCAAATTTCAAATCCTGCTTCTTTTGCATCCAAACAGAAGGATACATCCTCTCCACACATGTCTTGTACTTCACCAGATTCAAAGACCTGCATTTTAGGTGC